GTGCTACGCAGGGTTGTAATTGCTGCCGTAGGCATTTACCCCACCATGCTATTCGGGTTCATGTACGGGGCTAGTAGGCCGCGTATCTTGCCTATCATGCTGTTACCCATGCGGTAAGGCGATGGGCTAAAGCCATCTAGTCCTACGCCCCCGGTCTGACTGACCTGCCTTGCCTGCCAAATATCAACGGCCAAGATCATCGCAGCTTCTCTAACGCTTGCGGTATTGACGTAGGTGGCTGTCTTTGTATCCTCGCCTGTAGCAGTGCCATAAGGCAGTACACGGCGAAAGTTTTGGTTAGCAGCAACTTTGGCATATTGAATAAAGCTATAACCCTGTGGGTATTGAAAATAATTAAGCTGCATGTTAAACGCAGGCAGAATATTAGATGTGCCTGTTGAAAATGGAATAGTGCCCGTAATTGTGTAAGTACCGTTAAAAGTTGATCCAGCCCCGGCAATAGTTACCGACTCTGTGGCAGTAAATATGCCGGGGTTGGCGATCATTACGGTAGCAACGTTGCTTACCAATGCAGTCCCCACGACTGGCGCAGAATCAAACCAAAGGAAACTGTTAATTTGATCCTGAGCAGATTGGCAAACTTCCTCGACCGTACTATCTGAGTAAAGAGTACCGATACCAAGATTGGTACGTAGTTCGGCTACGGTGACGTAACTTGCTGCCATCTCGGTACTCCTTACTTAGTAGGGGTCGGTAGGGCAAAGGGCTAATGCCCTACCGACTATTAGGGTTATTTCTTAGGTTAGGTTGAAACGCACAATTCCGTTAGGCATCTTGGCGATTGTTGCCATGTAGCCGTAAATTGCGATCTGTACCTGTAGGTTTGAAACTACGTTTACTGACATGTAAGCCTGTGGTGATTGGTAAACAGTAAATGCTTCAGGCGCAAGAATTACAGCTGAGTCATCGATTGTTGTAGTAGCTGTAAAGTTCTTATCTACGAATAGATCAAGACCAAGCACGTTACCGCGAATTGAACCCGGTTGGGTCAAGCCGCCCGCGTTCATTGGCTGGCTGGCTGAATAAATTGGGCGGCCAGTTGAATCGGTTGCGCCAAGTAATAATTGCCATTGGGAGCCATTAGCCACGTAGTTAGATGCGAAATAACCAGTAGCTTCATAAACCTTACGGGCTGCATCTGCTGCGTAACCAATGATGCCTGCGCTTGTAGCAGCTTGTGTTGCACCAGCTTGGCCTGCTGTAATCATCGCGTTTAGCACTGCTGTGTCGATGGTCTTTAGGTAAGCGTTTTGTAGCTGTGTAGTTAGTTCAGCATAGAAATTAGGGTCTGATCGTTCTAGCAGTTCAACGCTAAGTGTGTTCATACCTGAGTACTTGTTTACTGTACCTGTTAGGTAAGCAGTTTCCATACCTGTGTTTTGTACTGCGCCTGCCTCAGCTTCAACTGTGACTACAGGTGCTACGCCTGTACCGCCGCCTGCTGATGTAACAAGTGATGGCACGTTAATTGTCATGCCTGATGCTGGCAATACGCCACGTGAACACGCATCAATGGCAGGTGTGCCAAAACGTGTATTGGTTGGGAATTCGCTTAGGTACTGTGTTGGGTTAAATGCTGGGTTAGTAGTGAAAGAATCATCTGCAGCTGTTACATACAGGATTGAATCTGTATTACCCATCGCTGCTTTGATCTTATGCTCTGTGTACTTAGCCATCGATGTGATTGGCGTACGTACTGTTTGGCTGTCTAATACGGATGGGCGAATAATTGGGCGAGCTGCTTCAACTGGTGCAGCCTCGACTGGTTTTTCTGCCGGTACATCCGGGGTATCAATAGGGGCTGTAGTCACAGCTGCCTCGCTTTCGGTTTCGGTTTCGGTTTCAGTTTCTACGATTATCGTATTAACTGTTGTTATTTTTTCTTTGGTGCTAGTCGCTGCTTCTAGTTCGGCACGTGCAGCAGCAATATCAGTTACAGCTGCCGAATCAAAAGCAGCCGTTTCTACAAGGCTAACTTCTTTCAGGACAGCAGCGGTAACCAACAGGTAACCCTTCATCGGCTTTGATGCGGTTACATCCACACCAACGGATAAGCCAGATACTAGGTTTTCCTGAGCAAGTACAAGTGCATCCTGTCCCCGGGTGCTACTTGAAATTTTGAAAGATGCGTAAACGCCATCGGTGCTATCGCTAAAGTTTGTAGCACGACCTACTGGCTTTGTGCTGTCATGCTGCATTAGCAATTTGATTTTTGATGCATCAGGAATTGCGATCGATCCGCGTTCAAATACAACTGGGCCAGCAGATGTATAACCGACTTCGCCGTATGGCGCGATCTTGCCTGAAATAATACGGCGATCTGTATCGGCCGCCTCGATTGAATTACTAAACGTTAGGTGCAACATTGACAGTATCTCCTGATCCATTTGGCGTTAGCTGTTCCATCTCTTGTGCTTGCGATACATCGATTAAGCCAAGGTTTAACATTTTTTCTATTGAATTAAGTCGCGCCATAGTATCTGCGCGTAGGAAAGTTTCATCAATAGCAAAGCGCACTACGTTGCCGTGTGCAGTTAGATCATCCATACTTAAACGGTTTTCGATCGCACTGATAAATGGCTGTAATGAATACGCTACGAATTCTTTGCGACCATCTAAAATATTTTGATATGTCATGCTGTTATTCATATCTGCGCTAATGTAATACGCAGGCACGTTCATTAAACGCGCAATTTCTGTAGCAAGATATTGTGATGATTCGTTATACGTCATATCTTTAGGGCTAAAGCCAATATTTTGCGCTTCTAAAGTGCTAGTTAAATATGCTGTGCTGCGATTGCTACGCGCTGCTTTCCAAGCTGCTAGTAAACCTTGTACCTGCGCCTCGGGTAGATCAGCCCCGGTATTTTTTAAAATAGTAGTGGCCATTGGTGTAGCAGCTGCGACTGCAGCGGCTTTCTGAATATCTAACGCAGCTTGAATAGTCCGGCCACCAGTTTGTAATACACCAGGCAATAATGATTGGAAAGTTACAAGCGATCCAATTCCACTCATAGGTACGCGTACGCCATTAACTGAATAATATTCAACTTCATCGCCATACTGATTTGTAGTTACAGTAACGCGAGTATTAGGGATAAATTCAAAACCTGATGGGCGATTATCATCGGCATAAAGTGATGAAACCCTTAGATACCCCACCCCATAGAAAAGTAACGCATCTACCAAATACGCAATAGTAACGCTGCGTGGTTGGCGGATATCCATTTGATCTAGCCATACCGGGGATTCTAATTTCTTACCTGTAGATTTTTTATATAAACCTAGATCAATGCTAGAGATAACACCAGCAATCAAGTTACGGCAACGGCTAACGCTGGGTACTTGTAACGCAATATTGCGATCCATCGAAATGCCATAACCGTAATTTGATAGGCCGCTGTTATAGCTGTACATGCCCATGCCGTAGGTACTGTCCATGATGGCAGGGGCGTATTGCGCAGTAACTTCTGCCTTACCCTTAAAGCCTAAAGTTTCCAGTAATCCCATAAGGGCAATTTTCTCAAAATGTCAAGCATATTACCGATTGTGTACGGCGTGTCGCTAGGCGTATATCTTGGCTTCCTGTACGGGCTGGGCAAGTATGTGGATCACCATAGCTAGGCCGATAGCAATATCTACAGGGCCAGCAGACTTACGGCGCACGATACGCCAGGCTGAGTCATTAATTTTAGCTGCGCTGTTATTCATGTGCTGCACTAGCAATTCTTGGCCACTATGGGCTAAACGGCCATTACTTAAAGCATCATGTAGATCGCTACAAGCTGTATAGAACTCAGCACCCGATACATCGCGCACGGCAACGCCTGATAGTTCTAATCGCTTGGCGATGCTGGCCGTAGTGTATTTATCAAAGCAAACCGTGCGCGGATAGTAAAGATCGCACCATCCTTTAATACTTGCCGCAATCTTTAGCTCATCTACGGCTACCTGATTGTTATAAGTTTCCAATACGGCTACACCTACGCGGCCATCGGATAATAGCTGCCCCATTACAAGGCTCGCATCGCGGCGGCTCGGGCTTACGTCAAAGGCAAATACTGTAAGCGGCCCGGGTGACATTTTAAGGCTGCTATCGCTGGTTGCCTCGATCGATCCGTAAGGCCAAGGCGATTGAAGGCTATCGATCCATTGGCACAAGGTTTCGGTGCGAAATTGTTCGACTGATTGGGTGTTAAGGGCTTCCTCTATCGACTCCATAGTGATCGTATGGCCTAGCGCAGGATTGGCCGCTATCCAGCCTTGGCGGTCGGTTATCTTGGCAAACTGGGGCGCGCTGTACTCATAAAAGCCAAAAGTCTTAGATGGGTTGGATAGGGCGCGTTCACGCAGCGAATTAAGCACCGTACTAAAGGCATCGCCACTATTGCTACACATTAGGGTCTGAGCATTGGCTCGGGCGCGTGTAGTCGGTAGCGCAGCTGCGTAGCCTTCC